ATAGAAAGCGAACATTCTTTATACTATGATGGAGAAAATGAAGAAAGTAAAAAACAAAATTTTTTACCACACGATATAATACTTTGGTTTAATTTAATTTATAAACATTATTTAGATTCTATTGGTATTGAAAGTTATTCTTTTAAAACTCACTCAATATGGGTAAATGAAATGAAAAAAAATGAATATAATCCTATGCATATACATAATGGAGAGTCATTTATAGGACTATCTAGTGTAATGATACTTAAATTACCAAATACTTATGGTGTAGAGTATTCAGCATCTGAAACACCACAAAATGGTCGATTACAAATACTAGGTTCTGCATCAGGACAGTTTGCTAAAGTAGATTATCAACCACCAATGAATTTAAGAGATTTTTATGTGTTTCCTTATGATATGCGACATTGTGTATATCCATTTAATGGAACAGACCAAACACGAAGAACATTAGCAGCAAACTGTGATGTATATTATAATCAAACTAAATTTAGAGGAGTAAATTAATGAGTGGAATGTATGAAAATTTTACTATAAAAGAACCCAAATGGAAAAGTTGGATAATAGAAACAAAAAGTCCTTTATTTTCACCAGAACAATGCAGAATGATTATTGATTGTGGTAGAAGACAAAAACCTCAACAAGCAGAAGTTGGTATGGGTAAACCTGGCGGGGGATTAGATACTAAAAAAAGAGTAACAACAATTAGTTGGATTCCTTTTAATGAAATGCCACATATGTATAGAGATTTGTATAAATTTATACAACAAGCAAATTTAAATCACTTCGGATTTGATGATATTAGAATTACTGAAAACGCACAATTTACTGAATATCCAGAAGGTGGTTTTTATGACTGGCATATGGATTGTGATGTCAGTATGGCACACGAACCCCCAGTAAGAAAAATATCAATGACTATACTTTTAAATGACCCTAAAGAATTTGAAGGTGGACATTTAGAAATAATGAGTCCTAATAATTTTAAAAATATGGAACAAGGACATGCAATGGCATTTGCTTCGTTTTTAAATCATAGAGTTAATCCAGTCAAACGAGGTATAAGACAATCACTTGTTGTTTGGTTTGGAGGAAAACCTTTTAGATAAAATGATGATAAAAGAATACTTTTTTCCTACAATTGTATATGCTAAAGATTTGCAATTGGATAATGAAATGTTAGCACAACATATTATACAATGGTCAAAATCTGATGATAGTCTTAAAAAAACAAATGTAAATGGTTGGCATTCACCTACAGATATGAATACAAGACCAGAATATAAAATATTAATAGATGAATTATTTAAAATGCAAAATGAAATCTATAATGAAGAATTTTTAAAAGGTCAACCACTTATTGGAAATATGTGGGCTAACATAAATTATTCAGGTGGTTATAATAGACCTCACGTTCACCCAAACTGTTTATTTTCAGGTGTATATTATGTAAAAACACAACCAAACTGTGGTAATCTAGTAATAAATGATCCAAGACCTGGAGTACAATTAAAAATGCCTAAAACAAAAGTAAGTATAGATAATACTGATATGTTTAGAATGCCTAGAGAGTTATGGAGAGAAGCACATATACAACCCATACAAGGAAGATTAATAATGTTTCCTTCTTGGTTGTGGCACTGTGTAGAAACTAATAATTCAAATGATATTAGAATATCTGTAAGTTTTAATTTTATACAAGGAGACTAGATAATGAATGAAGAATTTAAGCAAAAAAAGTATCAAGTAATTAAAAATGCTATTTCAAATGAATTAGCAAACTTTATTTTTAATTATCAATTATTAAGACGAGATGCTGTTGAGTTTATGTATAAACACAATATTACCGCAGATAACGGACATTATGGAACTTGGACTGATTCACAAGTACCAAACGTATATTCAGAATATGGAGATAATGTAATGGAAACTTTAATGATGAAAGTTTTACCAGTTATGAAACAACAAACAGGATTAGATTTAGTACCTACTTATGCTTATACAAGAGTTTACGAAAAAGGTGCGATACTCAAAAGACATAAGGATAGACCAAGTTGTGAAATATCAACAACACTTAATTTAGGTGGTGATTTATGGCCTATCTATATTGATCCAACAGGTTCAAACAATGTAGTAGATGAGCATAAAAATATACATAAACCAAACGCACCAGCAGGTAATAGAGTTGATTTAGAACCTGGCGATATGTTAGTTTATAGTGGTTGTGAATTAGAACACTGGAGAGAACCTTTTGAGGGTAATCTATGTGGACAAGTCTTTTTACATTATAATCACGTAAACGGACCGTACGCACAAAGTAATCTATTTGACGGTAGACCTATGTTAGGATTACCGGCATTCGTAAAAAAACAACAATAAATAACTTATAAATAATAAAAAGTGAGGATATTATGGCTGAAGAAACAAAACAAGATACATTAACAATTGATGGTAAAAGTTACATTATTAGTGAATTACCATTAGGCGTAAGAAATACAATTGTTGCTAGACAAGAAATACAACAATCTAAAGTAAGACACGAAATTGAAATAGAGAAGATTGACGTATTGACTAATTACTATAATGAAAAGATTAAAAAGGGATTAGAAGAAGCAGATGGCAGCAAGAGCGAATCTACGGATTGATCAGGGCGCAACATTTTCATCGGACGTAAGTGTTACAAATAGTGATAACACAGCGTTTGATTTAACGGGCTACACAGCGTCAGCGAAACTATCACAAGGTTATGCTTCTACAAGAACAAGAACATCATTTACTACTGCTATCGCTTCAGATGCGACAACTGGCGTAATTACTTTATCTCTTACAGCAGATCAAACTAACGCTTTAGAGGCGCCAGCGAGATATGTTTATGATGTAGAGATATTAAAAACATCAGACAGTTCAATTACAAGAGTTATTGAAGGAATTATTACAGTTAGTCCATCAGTTACCACATAATCTTTAATAAATAGTTATTATAAATATACTTTAAAAGAGAGAGTTTTAATGGCTGTTGTAAAGGCAAAAATCAATTCAAATAATTCAGCAGGACCTCAACAGGTCTCTGTTTCAGTGCCTAGTGCAGCTGCTGCTCAAACTTTCAAAGCTTTAAATGACGTGAATGTAACTTCTCTTTCAGATGGTGCATTAATTCAATATGACGCTGCAACAGATAAATTTGTAACAAGAAACGAATTACAAACTACCACAGGAACTATAACGTTTAATGGTGGTGCGTTTTAATAGGAGAGAATTAAAAAATGTCAACAATAATTCAAATTAAACGAAGTACGGGAACTTCGGCGCCATCAACCCTTAAATTAGGAGAACTGGCTTATACATATGGAACAGGTACTCAAGGTAACCTAGGAGATAGACTCTTTATAGGTGAAGGTGGAGTAGATGGTGAGGGTAATGCCAATAATATTACAGTCATTGGCGGACAATATTTTACAGATAAACTAGATCACGTAGATGGTACACTTACAGCAAGTTCAGCCTTAACAGTTGATTCAAATTTAGCAATAGATACATTAAATGTTGGTAATGCTGCAGCGGCTGGTGGTCTAATCAAATTTAATGAAGGAACAAATAATGGTTCTCATTATGTAGGTCTTAAAGCTCCAGCAAGTATTGCATCGAGTATCGAACTTACGTTGCCAAGTTCATTCTCAAATGGTCAATTCTTAACTGTAGACGGTTCTGGTGTTTTAAGTTTTGCTGCTGTACCATCTGGTTCATTTACGATCCAAGATGATAGTTCAACTACAGATACATTTACTACAGGCCAAACATTAACATTTGCTGGTGGTACAGGATTAACATCTGCAGTTACAGATAACACAGTAACATTTAATATTGATAGTACAGTTGCTACACTCACTGGTTCTCAAACGTTAACAAACAAAACGTTAACATCACCAGTTATTTCAACAATCAGTAATACAGGTACGTTGACATTACCTACTTCGACTGATACTTTAGTTGGAAGAGCAACAACTGACACACTAACAAACAAAACAATTGATAGTGCGAACAATACTATTACAATTACAGAGGCTGACATTTCTGACTTAGGTTCATATATTACTGCTTCATCTACTGATACATTAACAAACAAAACATTTGACGCTAATGGTACAGGTAACTCAATATCAAACATTGAAGTTGCTGATTTAGCTTCTGGCGTTTTAGATACTGATTTAAGTTCAGTTTCAGCAAGTGACGATACTCTTGCATCTGCGAAAGCGATTAAAGCTTATGTAGATACACAAACTGCAAGTCAGATGACAACGTTTACTATCTCTGATGATAGTTCAACAACGTCAACAATTACACAATCTGACA